TGCTATCAGCTCCTGCTTGAGTTCATCTATCTCATCTATCTGCGGGAATATCTTTGCAAGGTTGTCAACGTTCAAGTCCGCAGCTACTTCTTTAAGAAGCTCGCGCCTGCCTGGTAATCCCACTATGCTGATGTCAACCGGGTTATTAGTATTGTTTAAGAACTCAATACGTCTGACTGTCTGCTGGTCCTTCTGGAGCATTATGTTGGTGCCCTTCGCCTGTATCCTTACATCGCCCACACCCTCAAACTTATCCGAGTTATAGTGGAGATTGTGCGTATATAACAGCTCAAGGGATTCAGCGATCAGTTCGTCTATATTACCCACTACATTCTGCATTACCTTGTTTGAAGAGGACATCAGCATCTTAAGGCCGCTGGCTGTGTTGCCTGCGCCCCCTATGGATGTATCACCGTGCGCATAGCTAGGAACCGAATACTGATCTGCAAGCTTACTGAAGTAATCAAATATACGTATAAGCTGATCTACCACTATCTTCGGTTGGTAGAACCTAACGGCAGGAGTATTCGAGTCCATAGCCGAATTAGTGGCTTCTATTGCCTTCCATGGGAACAGGGTCTTGTCGTACCCAGCCGGCATCCTTTCAACGTTGAACTCTACTAGCGGGCCGGAAGCTATACCTGCGTTATTGACTATAGCCCTTATCATTGCGTTACAGACCTGCTGAAGATCCGCTATTAATTCGGCCAATCCCTTACCCCAGATTGAGCCGGGTATCATAACGTAACTCTTTATCTTATAAGGCTTTTTACCCATAGGGTCAGGATTGAGCATTGCCTTGATTACTTCCCCCCCTATCAACCATACACATACACTGTAATACTTGGCAGGGTCGGGAACTTCCTGCTCACTCATACCCCACTCTACGAGGTATTTGCCGATAACACTACCGTGAAACTCTACCACGTCTATCTTGTCTGTTTCGTAGGACACCGTAGTGCCACCGGCCTGGGCCTTCTCCATTGCTGGATTATATGTAGCCCATTCCCTTAATCCACCGCCATTATAATCACTGATTATCTTTGTTATTGCAGCGCCATCGAATCCTTCGAGGTCTCTCAAGTCAGACAGCTGTTCTATAGATAACGATAGCAAGTCACATAAATACTGGTCGTCGGAGCTCGTTGCATCGGGAGCCGGGTATATACGGAAGGGGGAACGCCTTTCCCACATCGGAATTACCTTTTCAAACACTTCACTTACATACTTACCACTGGGATCCAAAACCCTCTTAAGGGCCTTTGACTTCCTATATATAGGTCCTTTAAGAATGCCAGCCTTGTATACTATTATATCGAATACACTCTCCTTTATTGCTCTGTACCAGTTACCTTCTACCAGCTGGTCGTGTATGTATTTCTTTACCTCTTCTACGCCTTCCCTGGCCTTATCCTTCTCGGCTTCCATTATGCGGTTCTTTATCTGCGGCATAAGACTACGGAGGATTTTTTCGGGATCTGCTTTGGTTGCCTGCGCATACTGCTTGACAATTCCGACTACTTCTGAAAGTACCTTCTGCTCTACATCCGCCTTGACATCATCCGGGAGATCCGGTACGGGAGTAGCCTCTATATCCCACGGCTGGCGGTGATCGGCTACCAGTATATCGTTGACAATGGCTATAGCGGCATTGCACTTCGTGGCGGTCAAAGCCACAAACTGCTCACTTCCTTTCATCTTCTGGATCTCGGCCAGTACAGACGGGTCATACTGACAGTTAAACGCAAGAGCATTTTTATAAAGCTGGTTCTGAACATTGGTCTTTGCCTCGTACGCGCGGACCCAACACCTGCGCACATAAGCCCCAAGCTCGGTCACCACCGGGTTTGTCTGTGTTTCCTCCGCCGGTATGGCAGCCTGCTCAGCAGCTGTTATTTGTTCGTTGTTCATAGTATTAATAAGTGCCATATTTTTTCTCCTTTACGTCCAGCCTTTAGGCGAAATTGTGGTGGAAAAATCCGGCTGCGTCTTCACAAGCCGCCCGAATGCGTTTTCTTTGTATCCACCGGCATGTCGATTAATTCTTAATTTGGAGGCAACATATTGTGCTATTGCCATAGACATTACCCTATCATCGCTCCTTCTTACCTCAGCTCCCATACTGCCGTCCTCAAACTGTTTGAAGAACATCATTTCCTCCATGGTCTCCTTGCAGGCCAGGACAGTAGGGTTATCCCGCATAAGCGTATTTAAGTTGTCGATTATTCTTGGTTTGCTGCTTTTAGTGGTAAGCCACCCATATCTCTTCCTGGTACGTATCGGCGGGGCTACAATCGTCTCAGCGTATATATTGCGGTATCCCAGATCCACCATCTTGTCGATAGTGGTTATCCCGTGGTTATTGCGCTCAACGGCAACCACCGCGTTATTATATCTGGTGCCAAGCCACGCAGCGATTATACCCAGCATATCCGGCGGCATCTTGGCATGGTACTGAGCCACCTGCTTTTTGGTGATCGCATCAACTACATCCAGACATGAAAAATTTCCGGTATGAAGGCCCTCAGCAACGTCACCCCCTACTACATATTGAGAGCCAGGTTTTGGCTCTTCCCACACTTTCAGAACACCTTTAGCAGAGGCTGTCCACACCCCTATACTGGTCTGTAGGTCGTACCTTATTGCAGGCGGCTTAGACTGCTCTGCGAGTAATCTTAGCTGTTCTACATTAAATATATTGTCATCGGATGACAGGAAACTCTCGAAGTCGGTGGCCGGGTATTCCTGCTTGAATAAATTCTTATTACCACCGCACTGGGTTTCAAGGGCGAATCTGCGCCAGGCCAGCTTCCTGTTTATTAAGTCGGGCGGTGCATCCATAAGCCTGGCAAGCGCCACTTCCTCGTCCGTTCTTTTAAAATTAGGCCTCGGTTCGCGCTCGTATTCGTTAAATACAAACCAAGGTATAAATACGCTGGAAAATTCATTATCCTCGGATGCATCCTCATTTATGGATTCTGTCATAACAGGGATGCCGTCTTTCAGCTTAAAACTGTATAGGTACCGGCTGCCCCAGTACCTGTCATAGAACTCACCACCTACACCCTTTGCGGTAGACTCAATGAATATTTCACTGTCCATGGTAGCGGGAACACATTGCAGGACGGACAGTATAAGGTTGGTAGCCAGATGCCTCGGCCACTTGGAAAGCTCGGACATATGCAGGTAATGTATCAGCTGGGAGGAGCCGAGATCCTCTTTGCCTGCGGTGCCTACTCGTATAGCCGAGTCAAGGCCCGTACCTGATTCATTGTTAAACTCCAGCATCTTACGGTTGTTATATCGTTCTGTCGGCCTTAAAAAGCCGGGCAGGTGTTCGTAGAATCGTTTGTGCATTTTAAACACAAAATCGGTGGCCTCCGGTTCGTGCGTGATAATCATGGCGTGCCTGTTACGGCTGGAAATAGTCTTGTGGAAGTATCGCCCGGATACCCAAGTTGTGATCCCTTTCCGCCTTGATTTCAGTACGACAACCCTTACGAGCCTGCCTTGAGCTTTTATATCGGATACAACATCTTCCATCAGGCGCTGGACCCCGTTTAACTCGAACCAGTCCAGACCGCCCAGCTTGGTTTGTATCTTTATGAAACTCGGGCAGAACTTCCGGAAATCGGAAATGTTGTCAAGTAAATATTCAGATATGGAGATATTGGCATCTTCAGTTAAAGGCTTTTCGGCTTTTGGCATGTCGTCGAATTTCTCGCGCTTTTTAAGCCGTTTCGCCGTGCTCAAGTTCCTAACCCCGCCTCCGAACGTTTATTGGATATATAGAAAAATATACTGGCAAAATCGCCCGGATCGAGCTTCTGCCTGAGTATATGCTGTCTTACTGTATTCGCGGGGATACCTGAAAGCTCGGATACCTGTTCCAAGGTATAATAGTGCTTTGGGTAGCGTTTCCCCATCTTTCCGTTTCCGCCGTTCTGGTCTACCATATAATGTCTATCCCTGGTATAAACTTACCCTCTTTAATAGGAATAAGCTGTTTCTGTATTTCCATTAACTTTTTATACTTCTCAAATTCCTCGTAATCTTCCATACCGACTACATGCCCAACTTTTTTCATACCACTTCTTACTGTGGGCCTCCATGTGTATTCGTCCAGCTGACGGCGTTGCCTTTCATTCTGCAGTTCCTGTGCCCGTACATACTCTTCCATCTCAATTCTGCTAGTAGACCAGTCCTCTCTAGTAGAGGCGGTATCTGCACCAATAACATATGTGCCTGTAGTACCACCAGACGTTGTAATCGTCATAGTACTGTCTGTTGTTGTGCGGCTCTCTGGATTAAAATCTACGTAAGTGTAATCATTTACTCCCATATTCCCTCCTCATTATTTATCGTCACCGTGTTTAAAGTGTCTTTCAAATTCAAGGCCGTCGACCGTCTCCTTTCTTTCCCCGACTCCAGGTTTACGTTTATACTTACGGGGCTTATGCTCCCCCTTAACTATCCTCATCCCTTTACGCCATTTTTTCTTTTTCTCTTTTTTCGCCATTTCCGTGTGAGCTCCTCGTCCCTGTAGAATTTCATTCTCACACCGCCCCTGTCTCCGGGCTCAAATAATAGCAGGTGAATCAGGCTGCAGTCACAGCAGCCAAAATAAAGAATGCTCGAATTGTCGGACGGTATGTCAAACGACTGCCCTTCAAGGATCTGTACTTTCTTTAATTTCTTATTCAAGGTCTAACAGGACGCACTCCACCTCAACCTCGTCTGGATAAAAAATAACAGAGTCCAGATGCGCAAGATCTTCCGGGTACGTCAATTATCCTCCTAAGCTGTTAGTATTTCTTGCTCACCATAAATGGACTTGCTGCACTCATATATATCACGCAGACAGGATTCCTTCATGGTGCACATCCATTCACCCCTGGGTCCTTCCCAGAGACAGCCGCAGTCGCGGCATTCGCGTTTCATCATTCAGACACATGCATGTCCAGGAGTCCATCAGCTTTAGTCATTGTAATCTCAATCTTTACTACACCAAGGTCTACCGGTGGGTAGCCCATCCGGGAACTATAGGTGTCGTCCCCCTCCACACAGGTCTTTAGGAAAGTACCGGCTCTCGCTAAGATAATAGGGCGATGCACCATCTTGTACTTTCCTCGCTGGGTCATCCCTATCCTCACGTACCTCTTCCCCAATTTCTGGTGATCGTGTCCGCTGAGGATAATGTCAGCGTCGTAGTTTGCTACGCTGTCGACCAGTTTGTTCATGCTGGATCCTGGCTTCCTTCCCGAGCCCCATCCGTGCGAGCCATATATCATGACGTTACGGAAGTGCCCGGCTCTTTCCACAGTTAATCTGTAGAAAAACGAATAGCCGAGATATGGGACGTCCCCCAACTCCCGGCATACTTCCCTGAGAAAATCGTAAGAGTGCCTGACCTTAATAGTATGTTCATGATTACCTAACCCTAATCCAAGTATCTTCCCCTTCTCAGCCAATGGCCGGAATGTCCGGACCACCAGGTCCTTCTGTTCATTAAGAAGCCGGTCCATTTTTGACTGCAGGCTCTTCTTGACTCCTGAAGCCTCGAACCGCTTGCTGTCCTGCCTTATAATAAGATCCGCGTAATCTCCTAACCCTATCACATAGCATTCATCTTTTTTCAGAATGTAATTGAAAAGCTTTTTAATTCTTCTCTCATCACATCCCTCAGCGCCAAGATGCAGGCAGCTGAGTGGAATAAGTCTGAGTTTGTCCTTTATATGTATCTTGCTACCAGCTAACTCTATAAGGATCCTCCCTTGACTTCTGCCATTAGTATACATTACAATATATTAAAATGCAAGCATGGTTAGAAATAAGCGGGGTGACTGAACAATCCCCTTGCATAAGGGATAAGGTGCGGGAAGGTAGTCGGTACTATCAACCCGGTGGTTGTGCAAATGGATAGACTCTTTATGCACACAGCCTGCAGGAGGAGCGACGGCTCCCTTGGAGAAATCCTGCCCCCGCTTTTAATAAAGTGAAAACGTTTTCAGAAAAGATCCATAAAAGAGAGGACCTGGTAATTCCAAAGGAAGAGCCTTTAACCGAAGAAAATAAGAAGCTGATCAAGGAAGCCGTCGAACGGGTACTTAAAGATTACGGTGAATGTATCAGGAAACTGGGGGATTCATAATGCCACTACCAGCCAATGAGCCGGTAGATCTTAGAAAGGTAAGAAGATGACCGATAAAGAACAGGATAAGCTGTACGCACTGGTATTAAAGTCAAACACCCACCAGGAAATCTCCACCCTGATGAAAAGGCCCATCAAGGACATCAAGGACAGCATACAGAAGTATTTCCCGCACCTCAAGGACCTGGCTTTGTACAAGGCCCACAAGACGGACCTGTTCCAGGGAGTACAGAGTATGGCGATCCGGTCGCTTATCCAAAGGCTGCCGCACGCCAACACAAAGGACTTAACCTACCTTATTGCAATCCTTGAAGATAAGATAAATCTCCGGGAAGGACGGTCGACGTCCAATATAGCCCTGTCGGTCCGTATCGAGGACCTCGTGGAAGAAAAGGAGAGGATAATGAATTCATATAGAGACAAAGGCGTCCCGGAGGACTCTTTGGACACCAAATTCAGGGAGCATGTCTCACTGGACGGAAAGCGGGCTAGATTGCCTTTAAAGCAGATAGCCAAAGCCGTTACAGGAGAAGAGTTGAAACCTGAGCAGGATAAATCGGTTCACCAGAGAAAACTAAAGATATAAGGAGATTTAATATGGCAAAAGACGTAAAGGCAGCAATAAAAAGTCGTGCCCAGCGAATCAGGGATTTAATTGACGAACCGCTGGCCGGTCAGGCGAAAAGCAGGAAATCGGGAGTAGATCTGAAGAATCCAAAGATAGGTAAAGGGCACGGGCTGCCTTTCTCCAGGAAAGAGCAGAATAGAAGAAAGAAGTGACCGGATTGGTTACAGGCTATGTATTACGGGGTCATTCATGAAGTGGGCCTGGAGAGAAAGGGTAATGGCGGTTATATGGCAGATACCCATCGCCATCATCCTTTATATAGCCATCAAAGTGGCTGGTTGTTAAATTACAACATATAACTTGTATAAAATCCAAAATAAGCAACATATACCTTGTAAATACAGATAATATACATTTTTGGTTAGTTGCTATCCTTAGTAGCTTTAAAAATACATTAACCGCGCTCATCAACAACTACGCAGCTTATCAGTTACATATGGTTACCATACAGAATACATATAATCGCTTTTGTATGGTAACTACCCCAATTGTTATACAGAACACACAATAATCACTTTTGTATATCATCTGTCCTTAGTACCATATTCTGGTACATGTACACGTTATAAGTATATGTACCCGGCATGGACATGTCCCCCAGTATTAAATGTATACACTTAAATATAAGTGTACACGTTATCGACATATGTATGCAACGTGTCGACATACATATGTGCTTATTAGACATATTGGTCAATGTATTGAGTAAAAAGGTATATGATCAATCATATCAAAATCCGCAGTATATATACTATAGATTATATCAGACTAAACGTTACACCCTAAAATTACCCCCAAAAACTACAGTTTCATACACTTTCAACCTTTTTCTTTAATAGACTGAAATCAACGCACGCCGGTACATGCGGGCTGGTGGGGGTGTGTACGCCTATACACACGTCTATAACACCCAGTCCCACACCCCGAAATTCCCACTTTCTGCCATGCTTGGTTCAGAGCAAGAAATTTGCTCTATGTCTTACACCCACCTGGGTGGGTGAATCAAAGCCACACGGAGGTACACATGTTTAAGCTGACGGACAAAGATTTCGTACGTACGCCTGAGAAGGCAACGACCACATCTTCTCCGAAGGAGAAGACAAGCACAACAAAACCAGACATACCCCTGCCTGGGCGTATGTGTGGGAAGCCAGACAAGCTCAAAGAGCTTGTCAAGGCGCAGACAGCAACTCCGAAGGAGTTGTGCCATTACCTGATTTGGCGTTATCGTTCTTCGTCTGCACGGGGTTTAATCGCACGTGGGTGGGTGAGTAAGGCGACTGGAAAGAAAGTGCTTGGGCTGAATGAGCTGTTAAAAGCTTCGTACATGGGCGATTTGA